GACAATAAACCGCAGGGCTGGACCGCTCTCGACGAGCAGGAGTTCCAGAAGTACGTCAACCCGCCCGGATGGACGGAAGCGGACGAGGCGGCGTTTCAGGAGCAGTTCGGGCCGTCCGGGCTCGACTACGCGGCGCAGGCTGGGAAGTCGATCGTAGGCGGTGCGTTGCAAGCGACCGCACAGGTGCTCGGAACCGGCGGCGAGGTGGCGCGCATGTCGGGTATCGACCCGGCGATGTTCCCGCAGACACAAGCTGCTGAGTTGCTGAACAAGGGTGCCGCCGCTCTCGGGCCTTCTGCCGCGATCAGCGAGGCTCCAGACAGCGCGGCGAAGTTCCTGGCGACCACGGGAGCGTCCGCGATCGGGCAAGCGGCCCCGACGCTCCTGGGCGGCCTGGGAGCGCGTGCGGCTGGGCTTGGCGTGTCGGCTGCGTCCAAGGTCGCGGCAGGCGTCGGCATGGCGCAGGGCGCTACGGCAGGCTCTCAGGAGGCGGCTGCGCTGGGCGGCACGAAAGCCGAGCAGTGGGGCGCGTTCCTCGTGAACGGCGGGCTGGGCGCGCTGGACGCGATCGTGCCCGCTTCGATTCTCGGACGGCTGGAGGATGCCGCTGGCGACGGGCTCCGGCGTGCGGCGCTGGGGATGGTCGTGGAGGGAGGTCAAGGAGCGTGGACGGAAGCGGTGCAGCAGTACGGGTCCGACCTGTACGCGGCGGGCACGTTCGATCCCGACCGCGAAATGTCGGTTGGTGACGCGGCGGCTGGTGGCGGCATCGCGGGCGCGTTCCTGTCGGCGCTGACGAGCGGTGCGCACCGGGCGATGCGGGCGGGTGTGAAGCCGGGATCGGCGCCGAAACAGGAGCCCAGCGCCTCCTTCACCGAGGAACCCATCGCGCAACCATCCGGAGATTCCGGAGGGTTGGACCTGACGGGCGCGGCTGGTAGCTTCGCCGAGCAGACCTTATCGCCGGACGCTAAACCTGCGAAACTCGCTATAACCGAACCGGACACTGGCGCGACCCCGCTCCCCGTCCCTCCTCCTTCCGGGGATGCGGGTGTCGCTGCCTCTCAAGCACAGCCGCGAGCTTTGCAGGACGCCGGGGGGCCTCCTGCAACGACGATTACACCGCTCGCGGGCTCGGAAACTCTCCAGGCGCCCGAGGCCGTCACGGAACGTGCGGTATCACGGAGCGAGCAAGCGCCTGGAGAGCCTATTACGGAGGCACGCGACGCTGAGGCAACGCCCGATCGCACGGAAACACTCCCCGGCGAGCAGGGCTACCTCCAAGAGGCGATCAAGCGCGCGGCACCCGAACCGACTTCCGAGGAAGACACGATCGGGCTCCGTCACGAGGACACGGCGAAGTACCGCGCTGAGCATGGACTGCCGGAGTACGAAGGCCGCAAGGGCGGGCTTTCAGACGTGGAGCGGCACGCGAAGGCGCTCAAGGCGTTCAAGGACGATCCCCTCGCGGGCAAGCGGCTCGTCGATGAGCTGGAGGCGACGGGCAAGGCTGGGTCCGATCAGGACGCGGCGCTTTTGCTCATCGAGGAACACCGGAACCGGCTGGAAGTCGAGGCGGCGCAAAACAAGTTCAAGGCAGACCCGACGCCCGCGAACCAAGCGCTCGTGGACAAGGCTCTCGCGGACTTCAAGCGCACTGCCGACGTGCTCGACCAAGCTGGCTCGGAAGGCGGCGCACGGCTCCGCGCTCAACGCGACCGGATCAAGTACGACTACTCGTTCGCGGCGCAGCTTCTCAAGCGCGAGGTGGCGAACGGTGGAGAGCCGCTGTCTGTTGCTGAGCGTGCGAAGCTGAAAGAGGAAACGGACGCGATTGCACGGGCGGCGAAGGCGGCGGAGGAAGCTGCGTCTGCCGCTGAGCGCGAGCGTCGCATCAAGGCACTCGAAACGGCTGTTGCTGAACTTGAGCGGCGGGGGACTGTTCGTGAGCGTGTGCGCGCTCGTACGCGTGGCGTCGAACGTGCGCGTGCAGAAGTCCGCGAAGTGTGGAAAGAGTGGACGGGGCGGTCGCGGATTGCGCGTGGCGGCGTCGTTCCTGTCAGCGGGGAAGACCTCGTTATCCTCGGCAAGCTCGCCGCGAAGACGATCAAGCTCGGGTTCAACACGTTCGCCAAGTTCACAGCAGAAGTGGCCGAGCACCTGGACGAATCGCTCCACAAGACGGCTTGGAACGAGGGCCTAAAGGCGTACCGAGCGGAAGCTGCCGAGCCGCTGGCAAAGCGCCTGAAAGCTGGCGCGAAGCTCTCGGAACTCACGAAGTACGTAGACCGCATCGCGGAATCGTTCTACGCGGACGGCGTGACGGACGCGGAAAAGCTTGCGGACGCCGTCCATTCCGTGCTGAAAGAAGCGGATAAGACGATCACGCGCGAGCAGGCCGTCGAAGCGATCTCGCACTACGGCGATTTCAAGCAGCTCACGCAGGACGAGGTTTTGCGCGGTGTGCGCCAAGTGCGAGGCGAACTGCGCGAGACGGCGAAGCTCGCGGATCTTGCAAAGGGACTGCCGCCGAAGAAGACGGGCGTGGAGTATCCAGAGCCGACTGGTAGGCAGCGCAGGCTCGCCAAGCAAGTGCGCGAGAAAATGAAGGCGCTCGGGATTCGCACGACGGACCCGGCGACGCAGATCAAGTCGGCGCTTGAGTCGGCAAAGACGCGCGTTCGGAACGCAATCGACGACCTGACGACGGCCATCGACACTCGGACGCAGATCAGGAAGGGTGAGCGCGTTACGGTTTCGGACGCTGAGCTTGTCGAGCTGAAAGCGAAGCGCGCCGAGCTTGAGAAGGTCTACGCGGACCTGTTCGTCGGACCGAAAGACGACGCGAAGATTCGCGCGCTCGTGGAGTCCATAGCGGACATCGACAAGCGCATCGCGGCTGGTGATACGTCGTCGCGGTCGAAGGTCAAGCAAGGCCCGGAACCGCGCGCTGACATCGCGGCGTTGAAAGCGGAGCGCGCTGAGAAGGCGAAGACGCTCGCTGACATGCGCAAGGCCGCTGACGCTAAGACATCCGAGGAGCGCATCGCGGATCAGGTCAAGCGCCTGGAAGCGTACCGCGACAAGCTCAAGGGCAAGCTGTTCGACGCTGGCGAAGGCGGTTCCGCCGCATCTCGTGGCGCGAAGCAAGGCCCCGACGTGGAACGCGTGGCGCAGCTCAAGGCTGAGATTGCCGCGCTAAACGAGACGATCGGCAACATCCGCGACGCGCAGAATCCGAGCATGTCGGCGGAGGATCGCGCCATTCAGGCCGCCGAACGCCGCGCCGAACGCCGACTGCGCGATATGCAGGAGCGGATGCGATCCGGGCAGTTCGAGAAGGTGAAAGCCGAGCCGGTCGAGCGCGTCAAGTCGGCGAAGGAGATCGAGACGCTGACGGAGCTTGAGCTGGCGAAGAGGATCGTGGATCGCGGGGCGTATGAGGCGCGGCAGCGGAACCGTTCGCTGGCGAAGAAGATCATCGACAACGCTATCGCGCAGCCTATGCGCGAGGTGAAGGCCGGACTGGCATCCGCTGACGTGTCCGCCGTTGGCCGTCAAGGCTGGGCGCTCACGGTGCAGGATCTTGTCTTGCCGTGGCGCACGCCGCAGCTTGCGCGTCGTCTAGGTCGCATGTTCCGCGCGTTCGCGTCCGAGAAGTTCCAGCAACGCATGGAGACGGAGATCGTCAACGATCCGTCTTACCGCGACCTCAAGAAAGCGGGCGTCGAGTTCACTGGCGTCAACGATCCGCTGACGCCGCAGGAAGAATACTTCCAATCGAAGTGGCTGGAGTCGATCCCGTACGCCGGGCAGATCATCAAAGGTTCCGAGCGCGCGTTCGTGACCTACATGAACCTGCTGCGCTTGGAGCACGGCAAGCGGATGATCCGTGACTCTGACGGATCAAAGACCGCCCTGCAACAGATCTCTCGCACGATCAACGTCTTCACCGGTCGCGCGAACGTCAACCCTGGCAAGCTCAAGAACCTCATGCACGGCGCGTCGCCCGTCCTGTGGGCTCCGTCGCTGTACGTTTCGCGCTTCCAGTTCGTGCTCGGTGAGCCGCTGTACGGTGGCAACGCACACACGCGCAAGCTCGTGGCAAAGGAGTATGCGACGACGCTCGGCGCAATGGCATCGCTTTACGCGCTCGTGAACCTCTACTCGCGCATGAGCGACGACGACGACAAGCCGACCGTCTCGTGGGATACGTCCTCGCCTGACTATGCCAAGGTCAAGATCGGAAACACGCGTATCGACCTCACGGCTGGCCTTGGTGGAACGGCTCGCCTCATTCAGCGCGAGGGCAAGGCGATCAAGAACCTCTATTTCGACGAGAAGGCCGAAGACCCGTTGCGCGTCGCTGAGGACTTCTTCGAGTACAAGTTCGCCCCCGGTCTGACGGTTCCCTACGAGCTGATTACCGCACGCGAGCTCGCCACGTTCCGCAAGAAGCCGCGCCCGCAGAACGTCGGTGAGGCGCTGGCTCGCGTGTCCCCGCTGAGCTTCCGCGACACCTACGAAGCGATGGTCGAGCAAGGCGTTCCCAAGGGCGTCGCGTATGCGGTGCTCTCGGCGTTCGGCTTCTCGATCCAGACGTACGAGGACAAGAAGCGGTAATCCCCACCGCAGAGGCTCGCATGACCGACGCATACCTATCTCTGAGACCAGTGCTTTCCAGCCACAAACCTGGAGATTGTTGTTTGGCTGATTCCAGTGATTTTTGCGGCTTTTGTCGCACTCATCCCACTGGAGATAAGCTCAACAACCAGGCTCCATCCGTCGCGTATCGCCCTCGGGTTGCTTCCGCCACTATTGTCTCTGGTCCTCAATCGGCCAAGGCGCTTGCAGTGCTGAATATTGAGCGCTTGCGTTGTCCACTCAAGATTGCCTACTCGATTATTTGTCGGGTCTGCGTCGATGTGGTTGCATACGTATCCAGGTTTCCTTGGACCTATAAATGCGACGCACACAAGGCTGTGAACAGTAACAAGCCTTGTTCGTCCAAGACAGCAAAGGCTTACCATCGGATAGCCAAACTCGTGGATGTTTGGTTTGAGGATGCGCCCTGGAAATCTGCGCACTCCGATCTTTCCGCGTCCGTTTGGTATTACTCGGTCAAGGCTTTTTACTCGTCCAAGGCTCGAAACCTCGTAGCCTGGAAATCCATCGACCGGACGCCATTCTTCGCTAGACTCATCGAACGCCATGTGCGCACTCCTTTGCGTGCTGGAACAGGTGGTGTCGCGGGGCTTCCGACCCCGCGCACCGCCGCATCTTACTTGGCCTTCCCGGCCGGAGCAAGTCTCGCATGACTGAGCAAGACGGCGAAAAAACAGTTCTAGGCGGCGGCACGAAGCTGAACGTCACGCTCGCGGTTCTCCTCATCGGGGCCGCGATTGCGAACGTCACCGCGATACAGGTCATTCCCGAGCGCGTGCTTGAGAAGGCCGATGAGCGGTACGTGCGCAAGGACGTGAACGATCAGGCGCTCAGGTCGCTTGAGTTCAAGATCGACGAGCTACGGCGTGCCGTGGAGCGTGGCAAGTGAACGGACATGAGATCGTGCGGCACCTACTGGTCGCGTTCGTGTACCTGTCGGCATTGTCGCTGCTGCTACTCAGGAACGCGACGAGCTTCGACCACACGGAAGGCGAGACGCTCGCGCAGATGGCGGTTATCTGCGGCGCGACGATCTTTTGCCTTTGGGCCGCGATGAGCAGGCTGCGCGCAAGGTGGTACGCAGGCGCGGCGGTAGCGTTCGTGCTGCTGCTTGCTCTGACGTGCGCGCATGAGATCACGGGAAGGCTTTGGGCATCCGTTGCACATATTCCTGGGGAAACAGACAGAGCTTGGCTTGAGCGCGTCGCGCACGTCGCGGCAGATAGGATCGAGCGATGAGCGTGAACGTGCTGATACCGACTGTCGAAAACGGCAAGATCGCGTATCCGGCCACACAAGAAACTGGCGAGACGACGCGAAACTTCCTTTTGCGTGCGACGCGCGAGGCTCTCGACTACATCGAAGGAGCCGAGCTGACCATCGACCATACCGAGAAAATCGAGATTGAGGAAACCTGACCATGAAGCCGCACCAATTCGTCCTAACCGCGTGCGTCGCGGCGTGCGTCCTGTTCGTCGCCTGCCGCACAATGTCCCAAGGAACCGGCATCGCTGGCGGCGCCGCTCTCGGATCGCTTGTGGGGCCCGGTGGGGCCGCTATAGGCGGCGTGGCGGGCTACTACGGCGGCGACGCTGTAGCCGACACGATGGGCGCGGACCCGCAGGTGACGCTCTCGCAGGCGCGTGAGATCCTTCGGAACGGCGACGTGTACGTGCCGCCCCCGTGGTACATGCGCTGGCAGGTGTGGCTTGCGAGCTACCTAGCGTTCCGCTTCCGTCGCGGGCTGTTTGCGATCGTGACGAACGCCGCTACAGGCGGGTTCGGTGCGGCTGCAATGTCAACGCTGGGAACGCTCGTTGGCGGGCGATTGAGCGACAAGGCCAAGGCTGCTACCGTCGCTCATGTTGACGCGCGGCGTCGGAAGAAGCCTCCCGTCACTAACCCGCTCGGCCCGACACTCGGCGACGCATACGTCGGGAAACATCCCAAGGAGACCGCATGATCCTCGCTCAGGTTCTATTCACGCTCGCTCCGCAGGCTCAGACGATCGACTGGAGCGCCGATCACATCGAGCTGGCGTTCCCGCCGTCGATCGTCCAATTCGGCTCGGAGACCGTCCACGATCCGAGCCTGTTCGGGCCCGCAAAGCGTCGGCAGGACCGTATGGTGTTCGAGCTGGTCGGTGCGCCGCTGACGAGTTCGTGCCGCCAGAACCCGCTGCACATCTTCTGGTCGCGTTCCAAGGACATCGCCGGTTATCAAGGCGACGCTCCGCTCTCGCTCGTGCTCATCGACTACTGCTCCGGTGTGTGGGTCGAGGAACGCTACGAGAACCGATCGCCGCAGCCGAACTACGCGCTTCCGGTGTTCAAGAACTTCGGCGTGGTCAACGAGGGCGCGTTCGATCCGAACTTCAAGTTCGTGTTCGCGCGCTTCATCGCACCCGTCGATGACCTGGACATGCGCGACACGCACGTCGGCGGGTTCGCCAATCCCTACGACGGCATCACGAACTTCGGCGGCACGTCGGGGCAGGTGAACCTACAGTTCAACGCGACGCTGTTCACGCAGCCCGTCGCCGTAGCTGACGAAAGCTTTTTCCGACAGCCGTTCGTCACGATCTACCTTCGGTCGCGGGCGCTCACGAATGCGGACCTGAACCCGCCCGAGATGCTGCCCACGGACCCGGCCTATCGCCGCGCGAACTTCACGCAGGGCGGCGCGCAGTACACGGTTGAGCACGACATTTCGTCGAGCGCCGCCGTGGTGTTCCACTGGAACGGAGTTCAAGAATGAAACGCAAGGGCAAGAAGAAGCGTCCCTGTTAGCCTCCCGCTTGGATCGCGGGGATCCTGATGGGCAGCCCGGTTGCGAGCCGGGCTGCTTTCGTATCCCGCCCCGCCCATCGCTGGCCGGAGCGCGGGGGTTAGAGGCGTCTCCGCAGAATCCGCACGACGAACCAGACCGGCCCCCATAGTGGAATCGTGAGCAGCACGAACGCGCCACGTATCGAGTCGGCTGTGTACTCAAAGGCGAAGTCTAGTTCTTCGTGCAGCTTCATGCTCTGCGTCTCCGTCTACGAGGCGGACGGGGTGTAGGTGGCAGGCCGGGAAGGAATCGAACCTTCGCCGCCTGATTTGGAATCAGGTGCTCGACCTTCGAGCTACCGACCTATGCACGTTCGAGATATCCGTTCCCGACGATCTTGAGGCACACGCGGCCGATCGTCTGATCGTAGCGTTCCTCAATCGGTTTCACGACCACGCCTTCGCGGACGTGATCCGCTCCCGGCATCATCGACGGACCTTCCGCGAGCTTCGCCAGCTCGTCGAAGGTGTCGAACGTGATGCCTGGAATCATCGGAACCCAAGGTAGGTACGGCGCGAAGATCCGAGCCGCGCCGGGGTCCATCCACGCAGGCCCGCGCAGTATGTCGAACACGACGACTCCCGGAGCCGAGCGCCCGTACTTGAGATCCTGTACCGGCCCGTAGACCTCGCCGTACACCGTGCAGTCCGGGTTGGCTCGGCAGAACGCTTCGACCTCCGGGTGAGCCGCGAGCGCCTTCCACCACAGAACCGTCTCGTCCGTGCGCTTCCACTCCGTCCGCGATCCGGCGTGCATCGCGCCATCGTGGAAGCAGAACCGCGCGTTGGCCCCGTGGATCTTCTCAGTGACCCACAACGGTTCACCCGGCACGAACAGGTGTGAGTAGCGACGCGCGCTCTCGACATCGTAGACGGGTCGCCAGCCGCCGGGAGGCGATGCAGCCTCGCCGCTCTTGCTATTGAGTACAGGGTCGTAGTGCTTCACGCCGAGCAGTTCCGCCACGTCGTCACCGACAGCGGAACCGGGCGGTGCTTTCACGAGCAACCCCATACTGATCTCGCCACGGAGTCGCTTCACGCGGATGCGTTCGTGGCCCGCGCAGAACGCGAACTCAGGCCGCGTGCTGTCCACGATCGAGTCCGGCGGGATGTACGCGCCCAGTTCGCCTTCGGTCCAGTCGGATGTGCGAACGAGCGCCTGATACCCCCAAATCTTGACGCGCGATAGCGTGTCTGCGTTGGGGTGCTTTTCGAGGTGGACGGGGACGACCTCGACCTTGTGCGTGGAGTTCATCACCCGCCCTCCTGCGGCTTGGACGCGGCTAGCGTCTCGTCGATGATGCCGGTACGCACAGCTTCCATGTACTCGATTGCTTCACGGATTCGCACGTCATCGACAAGCGACCCGAGATGCACGAGCTTGCGTATGATGGAGTCAGCGAGTCGCACATCGGGGTTCGTCGCGGTCGCATACCGCACGTCGTTCTTGCGGGCTTGTTCGCGGTGATACGCCGCTAGTTCCTCCGGCGTGCGCTTCGCGCGGCGGGGCTTGTCACTTTGCGAAGTAGGTTGTGCCACGGCGCTTTCCTTTCGTGCGGATGAGGTAGCCGAGAGACTTCATGGGCTTGCGCATCGTTCCAACGTCAGTGCCGAGAGCCTTGGCGATCTGTTCCCCGCGCTGTCCGGGATGCTTCGTCACGTACGCGAGGAGCTTCTTGCCCATCGCTTCGATGTCCTCGGCGGAACGGCGGACGCGCTTGCCTTTCGCCTTCCGCCCCCGCTTCCGCACCTCCGCTATGGCGTCGCCGTGGGTCGGACGCGACCGCTGAACATGCGTATCGCCGCGTGTGTCCACGAACGCGAGATCGCCATTGGATAGCTTCGCGTGATCTGGAACCGACGCAATCTCATCGCTCCGAGTTAAGTCCGCAATCACCCCCTCCCGCTCACGGATCTCCGCGCGCAGGTTGTCGATGATGGAAAGGCGGAGCGTTCCGAGTAGTTCGTTTCTCACTTGGCGGTCTCCTTCTTCTTTCCGCGCGCCTTCGCGGACGGGCGGATGGTGTTCACCTTCGCTTGCTCCAGGTAGCGGATCGTGAATCGACCCACCTCGATGTTCGGGAGCCGGAGCGTCGCCTGTTTCAGCAACGACATCGGCCCATCGGTCTCTACTTCTATCGTCACAATCACACGTCTCATCTTCATCTAGTTCTCCTTCTCAACCAAACTCACTCGTAGGCGCAGGCGCCTCCGGCACCTGTACGCCCTCCGGGCACTCGTGTCTGCGTCCCATGAACGTATCCTTGGACGCGCATCGTGTGACCGTGCTCCATTGAATCTGCACGTACTGACCTTTACCGCTGGGAACCGTGACGATCTCCTCCCAGCATCCGGGGCAGCGGCGGACTTTGTAGTGGCCTTGGACTTGGTAGTTCATTGCCGTAGCGCCACCACCGCCGCCGAGTCTTCCAACGTCGTCACGCGATCGTAGAACCCGTCAACGTGCGGCTCGCAGCCCATCTCGACGGCGCACGCGAACACGTCCGGCTCGTATCGGCTGTCCGCGTTGCCGATTCCTTCCTTGATGACCGGAACCAGCGTTCGTCCGCGAGACGTAATCAGCCAGTAGGGCAGGCCCGGATAGCTGTTGTAGCGGCTCGGAACCTTCGGGCAGTTCCGCATGAGCGCCACGAATCGCGTGATAATGAGTCGCACGCGGCGATCGGTGTCTTGATTGCGGACAACCTTCGCGGCCTCGGTGACTGCACGAACCATGAACGGCTGCTGCCACGACGGAGCTTCGCCGTCCAACTCGGGGAGCTTCTGATACCCCGGCTGCTGCACTTCCCAAGGCAACTCCTGCTCCTGTCCGTCACCGTGGTAGAAGTCCCCGAAGCTCCCGTTCGCCGCCTGCCCTTCTTCGATCAGCTCCACGGCCATGATGAGCCACGCGCGGAACTCCCGGTTAGGACATACGCGATACGCCTCCGCGACCGCTCGGATGCACCAAGCCAACCAGCGGATCGTCCCGAGCTTGGCAAGGTGCGGGTAGAGCGCCACGTTCCGGCGCATCGTCCCGAGCGTCAGCCAGTCGTTGTAGATGACCGTGGGGAACGCCGCGAGCACGTCGAACCCCTGCACGATCAGCCGCATCCGCGCCACGATGTCTCGCGTGGCTTCATACGCGGCCACGTCGCGGCCGTACGCGCGAATCAGATGCGCTCCGTCGATCCGCGCCCAGGATGCGTAGGGCGAGCCCACAGGCGGCGTAGCGCGGAACGGTGCGAGCTGCGTGTTCTGGTCCGCGTCCGTGGCGCGGCGACCGTCCAGGTAGTATGGCTCGCTGTATCCGTAGTCCGCGCGGGTGAGCGGCTTGCCGGTGTCGTAGTGGAACGCGGCGATTGGGTGGCGCTCCATGATCTTGTCCGCGATGGCGAGCGTTTCCGGCCCGTACCACTGCGGGTGAAGGTCGATGTCGTAGCCCGACACGTCGCCGCCGTTCGTGAGGTTGCCGTGTCCCGTGAGCTTCGTTCGGAACATCCGCTGCCGCCACGTCCGATCGACGTACCAGAACCGGGGGAGGAGCATCCCGCGCGGACGAACCGGCTCCATGCCCTTCTTCCACGCGGCGTTGCTGTGGACGACGATGAACTCTCCCTCGCGCATGAACGTGTGCGTTCCGTCCTGCGGATACCACGAGCACATCCAGCCGTGCGCCTCAAATATCGCTACTCGTGTCATTGTCTCTCCTTCGCGCTGGCGGATAGGGTTTCTTCGATACTGATTGGTACAGTATGCGATCGAACAGCGGCCCTAACGGCCATCTCTAGGTAGTCCTCTTTCGAGTGATTGCTTGCGCCGTTCAATTCGTAGTACCACGCGGTACATGCGGCTCTGACACACTCCACGACGCTTTCCTCAACGTCGAAAACGGTTGTGTTGGGTCGAAGCCTCCGAAGCTCCTCCGACTCCTTGCGAGATTCTTCTACGTTTTTAGCCATCACGTCTCCTCCTCCGCTCCCTCGCCTTCGCTCCCTGCGCCATCATAACGGCGATCACTTCCTCGGCGCTCGCGCATTCCTCGAACAGATTTTCGATATCCCGCAGCTTGCACACGCGTGCGCGTGCGAGGAGTGATTCGATGCGGCGGCGGTTGGCGATCAGGGCGTAGGTGGTCACGGCATCCTCCCCATGATCTCCGCGAGGCCGCAGGTGCAGTTCTTGTCGGTCTTCTCGTACTCACCCCAGTACGGACACCGCGCCCCGTGCTGCGCGTGTTCAAGGATCCACGATTCGCAGGCCCGGAGCGTGGCGAGTTCCGCGCGGGCTTCCAGTACGTCGGTTGGATCAAAGTACACAGGACCGTCCGCTGCCGATGCGTACTGAACGCACATCGGATCATCGGCACCGTCTAGGATTCCGTCCAGCGCGCTCACGTCTTGCGCTCCGAGGAGGGGGTGTCCGTCCTCCCGCCTTCCGATGCGGCGCGGAGCCGGATAGCTGCCGTCAACCCGCATGTGCATTCCGCAGCACAGTTCGTGCGGCATCCCCAGTCGCGGTGCTCGCCATACCGTTCGAGCGCGTCGTACGCCTCCGCCAGCGATGCGCGGAGTGTGTCCCTCTCGCGTTCCAGCACGCCTATAGACCGCTTGTGCTCGGAGAGCTGCGCGCGGAGGGTGCGGAGGTCGTCCCCTTGAATGCGTGCGGCCTCGCGTGCGCCGTCCCTCTCGCGTTCGAGCTGCGCGATCGACTTGCGCATCGTCTCGACAAGCTGCGTCAGGGAGTTGATCTCCAGTCGCTCGTTACTCGCCTCCTGCTCGCCGGTCGGCGGGGTGGCGCGGGTGTTGTCGTTCATAGCGGAATCACCAAGCTCGTCTTGCCACTAGCCTTCGACACGGTTGCGATGCACTCGCGCGAGCAAGCGAGCTGCACACCGTCCGCGTCGGATCTCTCGAACCACACGTCGGGCTTGAACCAGCCTCCGGGGTAGTGAACGCCGGGTGCTGTCTTGCCGCATCCGTCGCAGCGGAACACGCACTGCGGAGGCTTTGTCACTTGCTGCTCGCTCACGACCCGCTCCTTTCCAGCGCACGCTCGGCGTTGCTATACTGGGCGGCACCTGCCAGGGCACTCACGCCCCGGCAGGCACCTGACATCCCGATCGTGAAAGGATCGACATGCGTTCGCATAGAGATATCGCAATCGCCACCGCGCTTCAATCGTCCAAGCGCATCGCCCGCTTCTGGAGCAAGGTCACCAAGAGCGATGGTTGCTGGACATGGACACCCAAGCGCATAAGCAGAGATGGATACGGGGACTTCGTCGTGTATCACGAAGGAAAGCGCGTGCAGATTCGCGCCCATCGCTTCTCCTGGGCGATTGAGTACGGGAAGTTCCCGGCGATTCGTGAGCTTGTTTGCCATTCTTGCGACAATCCGGTCTGTGTTCGGCCTTCGCACCTCTTCCTCGGGACAGACGCGGACAACTCGCGTGACTGCGTCAGGAAGATGCGCCATAGCTACGGCGAAAGAAACGGCCAAGCAAAGCTCACCAATGCTGATGTGTACGAGATCAAACGCAGGCTGTCGATTGGACATAAACAATCCTCGGTTGCGCGCGACTACGGCATTTCGGACAGGCACGTAAGCGACATAAACGTCGGTAGGAAGTGGAGGTGCATTGTCTATTGACCCTTCTCCTCCCGCGCGTGCGTGGGGGCGGGCTGCGGGGCGAGGGCGGTGCGAATTCCGGCGACGATCGCCGAGAGCTTCGATGCGCAGCGTTCGCGGTCAACGTCGGTGCAGTCCGCGTGCATCCACTCGCTCGTGACGGTGAAGATGCGCAGTTTGCCGTGCCACCAGCTCCACGCGGGATCGAATTGCAGCGAGAGGAACAGATCGCCGCGCGAGACTGTGTAGAGCGTGCTGCTCTGCTGATTCAGCGCGCACCCGTCCACGATGATGGTGTCGCTCACGATTTCACCTCGCCTTTCGTCTCTCCAGACGCGGACGGCGCGGGCTCCTCCATCAGCTTGCGCATCGCCTGCGTGACGTGGCCGAACACGGTGCCAGCCGATATCGCTCCGCTGAGCACGGCGTTCGCGGAACCGGACTCCTCCTTGATCTTCTGGAGGTGCGGCAGCGCGGCGCTGATGCGCGATTGCAGGTCAACTTCGAGGTCCGCCGTCTCCGCGCGTCCATCCGTCGGCGCGGGGCTCGCGGGAGTGTATTTCAGGGAGCGGATGCGTGCGGCGAGATAGTTCGCAGTTCGCGTGTGGAAGAAACCAAGGGGATGCGGCTCTTCGTCGCACACCTTCGCCGCCTCCTCCATCGCCGCATCTCTCTCGCCCGGCTCGGCGCGCTCATGCGTCTGCCGTTTTCGGTGCTGCATCAGCTCATCCGCGCGCGCTCGCTCTTTCTCGCGGTCTCCGTAGGCTCGCACGATCAGCTCGCGCAGCTTAGTGCAGTCGTCCGGCGTCGCGTCGTCGAGGTGTTCGATAACCGCATCGACGGCGTTCTTGCCACGGTGCGCAACGTGCGAGTCCCCCTCCCCGCTCCGTCCCAGTGCGGCACGGATCTCGGGCGGGGAGGCGGGCGGCTCACCGACGTACGCGCACGGGAACGGCACTCCGCACACGATGCAGTAGCCGTGGAGCTTGCCGTTCGCGGGATCGTGCTCCGCTGCGTGAGTCGCGCGGTGTGCCTGAATGACCGCGATGCGATCCGGCGTCGCCTTCTCCTCCATCTCCGCGAGCTTCGTCAGACTCTCACCGAACGAGGAGGGGGAGGCGGGGGCGGACGCGACGGCCGGGTGCAACTCGTCCATGCGCTTCTGCGCGCCCTCAGCGGCCTCGACAGCGATCCGGAAGTCCGTGCGCATCGCCGCGTCGTCCTCGTCGAACTTGCACTCCGACATCCACTCGACAACGCGCCCGCATTGCTCGATCAGGCGCGCGACGTTCGCCTCGTAGTGGATCTCCTCGGCGGGATACGCGCTCGTCGGCACCGGCTGCGACTGGAGGAGTTCGATCGCACGACGCGCCATGCGTCGGTATGCCTCTTTCACTTGCTCACGCATTTTGAGGTCCGGGATGTTGCACACGAACTCCCAGCCGTTCGCGCGGTACATGTCCTCCGCGATCCGCAGTTCCTTCGCCAGGGCTTCGACAGGCAGCGTCGGCGAGCCTCGCTCGGCGGGCCGAAGCTGCGCCATCGACTCGCGCACGTCCTTGATCTTCGCTTCGATCGCGCGTTCGGCCTTGTAGCCGTCGCCGCGCTCGTTTCGCACGATCCACAAGGCTGCCTCTAGCCCGTCAATCCACGCCGCTCGCTGGTCCAGCTTGTACGGCACGTTCGCGCAGTCGAGGCACAGATCCGCAACGGCCTGCGCACCGGCAAGCGGGTTTCCCTTGGCCTTCGCGGCACGCTCGAATGCGTTGAATATCTCGGCTTGCGTCGGCCACTTCGCTTCGTTCGTCATCGGTAGAACCTCCCACCTCTCAGCTCCGCGTTCATGTCTCGCACGCGAGCGGCGTTGTCGTCGCGTTGCAGGCCGTCGTCGCCACCATCGCTCGCGCAGTCATTGCACGCCTTCGCGTAGTCGTTCCAGCATCGAGCGTGCGCGAACTCGCCGCAGCTCTTGCAGTAGTGTCCGCCGTCCGTGCAGCACTCCGAAACGGCGTCCTTGCGTTCGCACTCGCCCTCGATCTCAGCGCTGCACACGCCGCATTCGATAGGCGTTCCTCCGCAGGCTTTGCAGGTGCTCACGGCGTCAACCCATCCTTCGCCCCGCGAATCCAAGCCGCCGCTTCGATCTCAAGCACGCAGCCCATGATGTCGCGGAAGCGCGGGTGCCCGTCGATCATGTCGCGGAGCCGCAGCATCGCGGATTCCTGTTTCACCGGCAGCGGCGGCGGGTCCGCCTTGAGCGCCGCGTAGTGCTGGTCTCCGATGTCCTTGGCGAGGGAAAGGATGTCCATGTTCAGGTCCTCCTTGAGTTCGAGTATGAGCTGTTCGAGTTCGTGCATTTGTCGATGATCGACGCGAGGCACGGCGCGGCTGTAATGAAGATGGCGATTCCGGCTCCGATGGCTTGCAGGGTTGTCATTGCTTCGTTCCTTCCTGCACGCGCAGCTCGACCCACAGCGCGTCCCACGTTGTCGTGTGCGCGCCCGTGAGGCGGTTGTAGGTCGAGGACTCTTGCGCGGCTGAGAACCACGGAATGCCCACGACAAGTCCGAGAACGATTGCCACGACTATCAGCACGCCGCAGCCAGTTGTGTAACAGCCGTCGAAATCACTTGCTTTCACTTCGTCTCCTTCGGCGCGAGCGCCGCTCGGGCTTCTTCGATGTGTCCCTTGATGTCGCACACGCAGATGTTCACCGAATGGTCACACCCGCCTGTTTCGTTGAGGTACTGCTTGGCGAGTTCGAGTAGGTCTGTCAGCGCCCCGCGCAGCCTCTCGTTCTCCACCCCGAGCCACTCGATCTCCCCGCGAATGTGCAGCACGTCCGCGACGAAACGCTCGTGCTCCGCGTTCGCAGCGGCGGCGGCGTCGAGTTCGACACGGCAAGCGTGCGCCACAGAGCGGTCGTCGTCGCTTCCGGTTTCGAGTTCCGCGAGCAGGTCTTCGATGGCGCTCACGGGGACACCCCCCGCGCATTCGCGTCGAGGAGATTGCGGGCGCGTGCAACCCACTTCGGTTCGTCCGGGTGAATCGCCCACGTTCCCGTGTAGTAGTCGGCGTGCGTGCGCTTCTTCTCCACGTCCCACCACGCGACGATCTCCCGCAACGCCTCGCGCGCCTCGGTGAGTTCGCGTAGCAGTTCGGGCGCGCGGGCGATCAGGTCACGGTCAGCCTGCGTCGGATGCAACGGACACGCGCGAAGCGGATCGTTCAGCTTCTCGGGCATGCAGCCCTTGACGCCAACGGACGTTACGTGCTCATTGCCGCAGCCGCGCACGACGAGAATCGGATTCATCTCCGACGCCTCGTTCGCACCTTCGAGTTGCACTTCGCCAGTGAAGCTCGTCCACTTCCACGGGCCTTTTGTGTGTCCCATCACTCGCCATCCTTCGCGCTCGCGGGCGCGGCTGCGTTGTGTGCGCGAACGATCTCCAACATGATCCGCTCGCGTTCCTGTCTCACGTTCTCGTCGTACGGCGGCCACGGCCATACGGTGCAGATCGTGCGCTCGCCGTCTGTGATGTCTCCGACGTGACCTGGGCGATCGTCGATGAACCAGGGCTCGCGGCTCACGACCCCTCCTCCGGCGCGCTGGCTCGGCGTCCGTTCTCGTTCTTGCGGATCGTGCGGTCGCACAGGTCGATCGCGTTCAGGAGCGCATCCTTCTTCACGCCTCCCGCGTAGATCCGGTGAAAGAACGCGAGCTGTTCCGGACACAGCTTCGCAAGGCGCTCGTCTAGCAGCTTGCGAGTGTGGGCTTCCACTTCGGCCTCGATCTTCAATGTGCTCATTTTCTCTCGCCCTCCGTGACGGGCGCGGGGGGTTTCAGGGATTGGGAACCACCTTCGACAGGACGGATCCGACACGGCTTTCGCGCGCGAGCTTCTGCCCGTCGATGACGCCCTGGACGCTATCGACACCGAAGTACGCGCAGTCTTCGATGAGGCTCACGTAGCCATTGATCTCCCGCACTCGTTCGCGCGGTTTGCAGTCGCGCACCGACAGGTAGAGCATCGTGCCATCCGTGTAGCGGATGCCGTGCGTCTTCTCGGCCCACTCGCGCAGCTTCTTCCGACTCGCCTTGTAGACGGTGCGGTGTGCAACGCGTTCCTGTCCGGAGTGGTATCCGCTCCAGGTTCCTTCGATGATGAATCGCTTGCTCGCCATGCTCCTTCTCCTCCTCGCGGCACCGCGCCGCGTGTGCATGTACGTTCGCATCCTTCGGCGAGCCACGCAAGAAACTTTCGCAGAAAACTTGACAACGTGCCGGAGGTCGCGCAGGATGGGGACCATGAAGACGATGAAGCCTCACGAGGAGCTGCGGGCCAAGCGCCGCGCAATGGACTGGAGCCAGGAAGCGTTGGCCGCCAAGCTCGGCATCAGCGCAAGCCTTCTTTCGAGGTGGGAGAGCGGAGACCGGGAACCGACGAAGGAACAGGCCGAGAAGTGGAAGCGGGCGCTGCGATGAGCGACAACGACGGATGCCTGGGATGCTTCATCATCGTGGCGTTTCTCTTCCTCGGATTCTGTGTCTACAAGGACTCGGAGCAGAAGCGGGAGCGGCAGGCGCAGATCGACCGCATCGAGTCCATGCTCAAGGCACAGTGCGAGGCCGCAGCTCTGGAGAAGAAGCGATGAGCTGGTCGAAGACGCCGCCGACGGAGGAAGGCTGGTACTGGTACAAGAGTCGTCGAACGTACGCAGATTGGTACGCGCGACCCGTCCTGCTGTACAACCGATACGGACCACGGACGCCTGGGCGCTTGTGGATCTTGGGCATACCTAAGGAAGTCACTGGACCGCGTGATGATTGCCTTTGGTGGTCGGAACCGATCAAACAACCGGACGACGCAGCCGAGGGCGGAACGTGAGGGAGCAGCGATGAGCGAGATTCCCGACAGCGCACCGATCTTCGAGGAGCCGCCGCGCCGTGAGTACGGCAAGTGGTGCTTTCACGAGCGATACGTTGTGAATCAACAACAACGCAGCGTAACGTGCTGCGCGTGCCAAGCGAAGCTCGACCCGTTCGAGATCGTGCTTCAACAGTCAAACAAAACACGGATGCGCGAGGACACCGACAAGCTCATCCGCGAGGGGCGCGAGACGCTGAAACGTCTGCACGACGATGAGCGGAAGACGAAGGCGCGGCTGCGCAACGCTCGCAAGAAAGACGCGGACGCGGCAGTAGCCAAGGCCCTTGCTACAAAGGAAGAGAACCGCGAGCGTGCCCTATATGGACTGCTTGGGGCGCGTGCTTCGATCACCGATGCGCTGAAACGTCTCGGCTACGACGGCACGCTAGACGAAGACGGAGAAGGCTGGAAACACGCCTAGCCGCCCGCCGCGTTGAGGGAGAACACATGCTAACCAACTCAAGACTCCGTGCATGGCGCGAATGCCCACGCAAATCCTACCTCGGCTTCGACCTCGGTCTCGAACCTACGACGCTCCCCGAAGCGATGCGCTGGGGCAGCGCATTCCACGCTGCACGCGCCGGTCTGCCGTACGAGGCCAACCCGTTCGTGCGCACGTCGGTCGAGCGCGTGATCTCGCAGTACACCGAACCGATCGACGAAATCGTCGCCGCCGAAGTGCCGTTCGAGATCGGTCTAGCGGATCCAGACACGGGCGTAGACTCTGGCGAAACACTCGCGGGAACCATCGACGCCATCGCGCGCATCGGATCGCGGCTCGTGATCGTGGAACGCAAGACAACCTCGCGGCCGGTCGAAGACTTGTTCCAACGTCTCGACATCGACACGCAAGTCCTTACGTACTGGATCGGGGCACATGCGCTGGGGTATGAAGTCTCGGGCGTGTTGTACGCGGTGCAGCCGAAGCCGCAAGAGCGCCCGTATCGCGCGACTCCCATCGAGAAGCGCAAGTACAAGAAGGACGGCACACTCTACGCCAACCAGCGCGACCGCGACGAAACGCCCGAAGAGTACGGAGCGCGCATCACCGTAGAGACCGCCACCTTCCGCGAAGTCCCCATCCTCGCCAGCGCCGTCGAACGCCACGTGCGCGACCTGTGGGCGCAATACAAGGCGCACGAATGGATGCGCGAAACCGGCCACACGTGGCGCAACCCGCAGGCGTGCGAGGATTGCTGGTTCACGGGGATCTGTCTGCGATCCGACCTCGATAAGAACACGCCGGATGGATTTGTCCGGCGCTTGACCCCGACACAGAAAGCCATGCAAACGTAACCATCATGCCCGAAATCAAGGCGCGCGCCGTCGAGCCTCAACGCGCCCAAACGACATTCACCGTCACGACGGGACGGATACAACGTGCCAAACGCGCCGTGATCTATGGTCCCGGTGGCGTTGGCAAGACGACCGCAGCGGCAGGTTCGCCATCACCGCTCATCATCGACCTCGAAGGAGGATCCTCCGAGATGAACGTCGCGCGCCTTACCGGTCTCAAGACGTGGGAGGAACTTCTCGCGGCGCTACGCGACCAAAACCTCACGGATCCGTTCCAGACGGTGTTCGTGGATTCTGGCACGCGTGCGGAAGAGTTCGCGCTCGACTTCGCCAAGCGCACGATCCCGTGCGAAGGCGGACGCCTCGCAACGTCCATCGAATCGTGGGCGTACGGCAAGGGTCCGCAGTACGTCTACGACGTGTTCTTGCAGCTTCTCGCGGAGCTTGACCGGCTCATCGAACGCGGCAAGAACGTCGGCCTGATCTGTCACGAATGCGTGAACGACACGCCGAACCCTTCCGGCGAGGACTTCCTGCGGTACGAGCCGCGCCTCCAGTCTCCCAAGTCTGGCAAGGCGTCGATTCGTGACCGCGTGTTCGAGTGGGCCGATGTCGTCGGATACTTGTCCTACGACGTGCTCTCTCAAGATGGCAAGGCGCGCGGGTCTGGTACTCGCACGCTCTACTTCGACTCGCGCCCGACGTGGCGCGCAAAAGGCCGTGGCAATTTCGTCAAGGCCATCCCGTGGAACGATCCGACGAAAACTGAGGAGATTTGGCAATGCCTGCGCTGACACGTGAAGGTTGGTACCTGTGTGACGTTGTGACCTGGGGTGTTCGTGAGGCCGAGTCTCACGCCGTCGCCATCGCCCTCAAGCTGGAGACGCGCGCCGAGTGGCAACCGGATCCGGTAGGCATCGAAACGCCGAACAAGGGGAGTTGGGTTGAACTCCCCGCGCTCGACGTGTTCGGAGACTTCTACATCATCAAGAAGGACGGGCAGCCGAACCCGACCGCGATCGAACAGCTTACCAAGGCGAAGTGCTGGAACGGCGAGTACGGCCTTATGCTGTACGAAAAGGATCCGCCCATGTCGCTCCAGGCCGTCGTGCAGGTCGGCGCGAACGTCTACCAGGGCAAGACCACGTATCGCGCGAACTGGATCCACCACGCCGACCACGTGCCCGGTGCTGGCGGTATCTCGGGCCGTGTCGCGGCAGATCGTCTCGCGGAGCTGAACGCGACGTTCGGCGGGTCTCTGCGCGCGGCGACTCCGAAGCTAGCGGAGTTGACGAAGGCGGCGGAGGCGTTGGCGAAGAAGGACGAAGTTCCTTACTGACGTGTCGGACCTCCGGCCTTACCAACAACGGGCGATCGAACTACTGCGCAAGCAGTGGCGCGATCGTCCGTTGCTTGTGATGCCGACAGGAGCGGGTAAGACCGTGGTTGCCAAGGCTATTGCGGATGGAGCTTTGGCGAAAAACAACCGCGTCCTCGTCGTCGCCCACACCCGCCAGATCATCGAACAAACAGCCCGCAGGTTTCAGTGCCCGATGGTCATGGCCGAACATCGCGGCGAAGGTCCGATGCTCGTCGCCTCGGTGCAAACGCTCGCGAAACGCGGCGCACCACCGCACGACCTCTTGATTGTCGATGAGGCGCACCACGCTACGGCGCGGACGTACAAGGATCTCGTCACGCAAGCCAAGTACGTGATCGGACTAACTGCGACGCCGCAGCGGTTGGACGGTCGCGGCCTCGGTGACGTGGGGTTCGGTGCGATTATCGAGCCTGTCACCGTCGAAGAGCTGATCCGCGACAAGTACCTCGCGGATCCGATCATCTATGCCGTCCCGTTCGTCGGCAGTGGACTCGTCAAGCAACACGGCGAGTTCACGACCGCGAGCGCCGAAGACAGCATGAAAACGCTGCACGGCAAGATCGCGGAGCACTGGGTCGAACACGGCAAGGGTAGGCTCGGAGTTGCGTTCGCGTGCTCGGTGGCGCACGCGGAGCAGTTGTGCGCGGCGCTGGAAGACGCTGGAGCACGCGCACTCGTGGTGTCCGGCCGCGATAACTCGACGCGGCGCACGCTGATCCTCGAACAGCTCAAGCAGCGCAGCATTGATCTTGTCGTCAACTGCCAGCTCTACGGAGAAGGCTGGGACTTGCCCGACCTAGACCTCTGCATCATGGCGCGGCCTACTGCATCGCTGACGGTCTACAGGCAGCAAATTGGGCGGATTATGCGCCCCAAATCTTCCCCGGATGCGCCCCGCCCCATTTGCCTCGACCACGCCGGAAACGTCGCGCGTCACGGGTTCGTCACGGAAGCAATAGAGTGGTCGCTAGAGGGGCGTCCCAAGCGCGAGAAACAGGAAGCGCCCGGCAAGCTCTGCGATAATTGCTTCGCCTACGTCCCGATATCATGCACCGAGTGCCCCGCGTGCGGCGAGCCGTTCGAGGTGCAGCAACGCACGCTTGTGCAGACTACCGAGAAGCTCGTAAGGATCGACCCGCCCGAGACTAAGGCTCTGGCGTACGCCGCATGGCTGGACGTGGCATGGTCCAGGGGATATCGCATCGGATGGGCACGACGGAAGTTTAAGAACCAGTACGGCGGATGGCCAGCGATGAAGCCCATCGAACAGCAGCACTACCCATGCAAGGCGCACAAATTCGAGACGAAGACGACGGACGCCGGGTATCGGTATACGCGGTGTGAGTGGTGCTCGGCTACGCCGTAGGTGGCACCTTGGTAGAGCAAAGGCCCGACCTCGACCCTATGCGCGACACGCATCCCGACCCCCGCGCCCGCACCGAAGCCGCGATCCAGCAGCAAATCCAGCTCGCCATCGGTAGCAGGCCGGATACGCGCATCTGGAGGCAGAATGCGGGGCGGTGGTTCCACGTTCCGGACCCGTGTCCACGATGCCGTCCGAAAGGCCGATGGATCGCAGGCGCGCCTACGGGTGCAGCAGATCTATCCGGCGTTCACAAGGGCCGCTGCCTTCAAATCGAAGTCAAGTCCGCAACAGGCACCCAGCGCACGGAACAGGTGCGCTGGGAGAACATGATCGTCAGTCAGGGCGGAATCTATCTGCTAGCGAGAAGTCCAGAGGAAGTCATTGAGTCGTTAGAGTCACTTTAGCAGCTAGTCCGCCCACATCGCAAGAGGATTGCAGTGGGCCAGCTAGAACGCATTCAAGAAGCCATCGCCGCGCATGATCGCGGGTGGTGGCTCACACCTTTGAAGGGCAAACGTCCGATCCTTCAAGCGTGGTCAGAGCTTCCAAGGGCTACCAAAGAGGACGTAATCGGATGGGCAACGGCGGGCAACGTCGGGGTCCGTACCGGAGTCGTGCGCGGGCCAGGGGGACTCGTGCTCGTCGTCGTGGACGTGGATCCCGGTGCGCCCGATGAGTTCCTGCGCGCGTTCGAGACCATCGCCACCTATTGGGTGCGCACGCCGCGCGGCGGGCTTCACGGGTACTTTTGGGGGCCGCCTGGGCTCCGCAACTCCGCGTCCAGTCTCGCGCCGCACGTGGATATCCGCGCGCAAGGTGGACAAGTCGTGTGCGTGGGCGCGGATGGGTATGTGCCCATAACCGATCCCGCCACGATTGCCGAGATTCCAGCATCGTGGCTCGACAAGCTCGGATCGCTAGGGAAGCTATCGCGTGCAGCTTCTACAGTCAGAAATGCAACCGAGGGCACCCGAAACGACACGCTCAACCGCGAAGCGTGGAAGCTCCGGCCCGACATCGAAGCGGGCAAGATTTCTGAAGCTGACGCTCGCGCACGGCTTAGCGCGGCCTCGCCTCTTCCCCACGCGGAGACGGCGCGCACCTTGGACTCCGCGCTCAAAGTGCGCGTCCACACGAACGAACGGCAAGTCCTCGCCCCTGGCGTTCACGCCAACGGCATCGTGTCTACGCCGCTGGACTTCACCAAGCTAGTTCTCTCGGCCGTGCCTCAGTCCGCGCTGTACCTGCGCGAGTCCGTTCTCGGCGAAGTCGTATCGAATCGCTGGGTGGCCGTGTCTGCGCCTCGTCTGCGTGGCATCGTCTCGGAATACGTCGAGGTCAAGTACCTCAAGGATCAAGGCGAAAAGGGCGTCAAGGAGGAACGCGCGATCGTTACCGACGAACACGCGAAGCTCATCCTTGAAAACGCGCAGGCCGCAGCGGTTACGCGCAAGCTCCGGGCTATCTGCAATCACGTCGTTATTACCCGCGATATGAATGTGCTCGGCCCCGGATGGCATCCCGAGTACGGCTTGCTCATCACGGACTTTGTCATCGCGGACGAGCCGTTCGATCCCATTGGCCTGTGCGTTGATTTCCCGATGGACGATGCGTCCAAGGCAAACCTCCGCGCACTGTTCACGACGCTCGCTCAGCGCCCGTGCCTTGACGCACCCGCGCCGCTGTTCGTCGTCATCGCGGCGCAGGCACGCGTGGGCAAGACGAAGCTTATCAACAGCGTCGTCGGCATGGGGATGCTCGGGCGTCCGCTACCGATCGACACGTGGCCCGAGGATGAGGACGAGGTTCGTAAGTCCCTGCTCTCGGCTGCGATCGGTGGCGGCGAGGTCTATGTGCTCGACAACATCCCGCGCAAGCTCGACTCGCCCGTGCTCGCATCGTTCACAACGGCAGAAATCGTCGCGGGGCGGATGCTTGGGAAGTCGCTCTACATCGAGATCCCGAACAATCTCACCGTCATCGCTACCGGCAATCAGGTTGAGGCGAGCCAGGAAATCGCCAAGCGGTCCCTCATCATCGAACTGGAGGCCCTGACCGAGGATCCAGAAATGCGGTCGGGGTTCACGTTTCCCGAGTTGGCCGACGCAGCCGCGAAGCACCACGCGGGAATTCAGCGGTGGCTCATCGAGCTTGCGCGCAACGCGAACCAGGAGTCGAAGCTCATCCTCGGGGGGTTCGAGCGGTGGGCGAAGGGCACCGGCCGCCTGCTTCACGCCTACCCCGTGCTTGCCAACCGCCAGAAGCACGTCGAACGCATGACCGTAGCCGAGGACGATCCGGCGCAGGTTGTAGCGGCGATGGCCACGCTTGCTCCCGGCGTGTGGCTTGGAACCGATGAAGTCCTGGCAATCGTCGTCGGGCTGGGCTGGGGCGGTGAACGGCTTGACCCCGTGCGGACGGAGCGTTCGAGGATGACAGCGCTCGGATCCATCCTTCGGCACCACGTTGGACGCATCTACGGACGGGGGCGTTTGGAGCGCAAGACGGCCAACAGCGGGGCAAAATGGCGCGCGATGCCCATGGATAAGTGAGACCGTGAGACCTTGGTGAGACCTTAGTGAGACCCAGGATTCTACCTAAGTGCTTGTCACTACTACTCCAGTGAGACCTGTGAGACCTTTACCGATATACCCACACACATACACACGCGCGCGCGCGCATGCGCACATGTGTGAGAGCGTATGGGGGGCGGATGTAGGTCTCACAGGTCTCACGCGGCCATGCGGCGTAAAGACTTACGACGAAAACTAGGTCTCACTTGGGTCTCACTAGGTCTCACTCGTTCCACGTGGAACACATCCCCGCTTTCCCTTGCCCTCCTCCGCGCTGGGGGCGTAGAGTGGCGAGAGCGAGCGTGAAAAGCTCCAACATGCCCGCAGCCGAGGACTCCAGCCCGCAAGGGTAAGGCGATACGGGCCGCTCGCTTCACAACCGAACACGCCGAGCTGCACGGCGTTCGTGGGCCGTACGCACCGGTAGAGCGAAAACCCGGCGGCGACTTTCAGCTACGGACAGCCTCGGGGACGAGTCGCTGCGTCTCCGGGGTATGCAGCAACAGAACACCCCCGCGACGCGCCGAGAGGAGGGAGAGACGATGCGTGACCAAGCCCTAATCGCATGGCTCTGCTTCATCTACGAGAACATCCCTCCGGGCAGGCCCATCTGCATTCCGGTGGTTGTGGATGATGCGCTGCGCGGTCGTGGGTGGCTCGTTTCAGGCGATGGTGACTGGCGCGGCTCTGGTATCCATATCACCGAGGCTGGACAGGCGATGGTTGACCTGTATGGCCCGGAGTACGGTGTTACCTCTCGGGAGCTGGCTGAGGAATGAGCATGTTTCGTAAGGCGCGCGAGCTTGGTGTTGCCAGTCGAATCGGAGGCGGGATCCGCGTTTACGTGAGCAGCGACGGCTCGGTCGTGAACTTCATTTCGCGGCGAAATGGCAAGGATGAGGAATTTTTACATGCATGTCCTCACTGCGAGCGGGCCGACTGGCGACGCGCTGGTGAGGAGCTAGGCTGGCCACGTGAGTGCACCGAGGCGAAGCTCCGCGAGCTTGGCATCACTCCAGGGTGGTGTGAGCGACACCAAGCTGTTACATCCGATGGGCGCTGCATGTCATGCCTGTCGCTCCCACGACATCCTTAGCCACCCCACCCCGCGCGGGAGAACGATAGCCGTGAGCCAGGAAGAAGCCGACCGCCTCGAAATCAAGCACGCCCACAACGCGGCTGCCTCCCAGGCTGCGCAGGAACCCCGCCCTCGCATTTTCTTCATCGGTCCGATGCCGTCGACCATCGACGGGCAGATCGTGATTAGGAACGCACGGCAATGCGCCGTGGTGTACCTGGACGGTGAAGACCCGAGCGGCGGTGGGGCGTGAGCGAGCCGCTTGAGCGTCTAGCTGAGGTGTTCGGCGATCCATCGGCCTTGTGTCCACATTGCGATCCGAACTGGCGCTCCGTAGGTGGGCGTCCGATCTCCGAAAGGCGGCATACCCAAGCGGAAAGGGAGCGGATTGCAAATCCGCCATGCACAGGTTCGATCCCTGTTGCCGCCTCCAATCCCATTCTTGAGCAGGCTCGGCGTGATCTTGAGAGTGCGGTGTGGGTGCATCGCTGGCCCATCCCTCCCGACGAGTCCGCCTCCGACCACGACGCCGAGCCGAGGGTGCAACCGTGACCTACGACCCCAAGTATGCACGCCCCATGTCGCCCGAGGCCCTTCGCATCGCTCAGGAGTCGCGCCAGGAACGTCATGCGAGGATTCAGGCCGTAACCGCCCGCCTTCCGGTCGAACTCCGCGAGCGGTTCACGGTCGAAGCTCGGCACGAACTGCCTCCCTGGTCCCTCGCCCCCGACGTGATCGAGAACCTACCGCCGCAGGAGTAGCCCATGCCCACCCGTCACAAGGTCTGCCTCGCCATCGGCCTAGCGCTCATCGCGCTCGCCTTCCTGCCAGGATCCAACGACGGCGGGCGCATCCTCATCGGAACACCCGGTGTCATCCTCGCGGTGCCAACCATCCTCGCGTGGATGGAAGCCCGCATAACCACTCCGCGCCGCGTTCGTATGCGCATGGGCGGTCCTTGACCTAACCGGACGCCGCGATACCTTGCGCCGCCATGAAGTGGACCCTCCCCCTCTTCGTGGCGGCCTTCCCGGCTGTCGGTAACGATCCCGTCCTCGCACCTATCCACGGCCTCTGCGCCCCTCCCGACTGCTCCGAGGAGGACATCCCCGAGGATGCCGAACGCTGCCTCCGCGTCATCCTATTGGACGGCGTGGACGTAGCCTCCATGCGCTTCCGCCGTCCCGACTCCTACACCGACCAGCAATGGTGCGAGTGGATGAACGACATCATCGAGGAGTACGCAGACCGCGCCGGGTACGGGTCGTGGGAGGTTACCAGCGCGTCGTACAGCCTGTGACCGCGCGGCACGGGTTGCCGCGCTCCGGTTGCTGACCTGTCCGTAGGAAGGTCAGCGTAATCGCGGTTTCGAGAATCCGTCAAGAACTTCTAGGTGTGGTATTTTTCAACACCCACACAGCTTGTGTGTCCAAGCCAACCTAGGCCCTTGACCTACAGCCTGTGGTGTGCTTGCGTAGGGGCGTGGAAGCCAGCGAAAGGGCCATTCCTCCCCCGGTCAACCCGAACCCCGCTCCGAGCCCTCGTAGCGGGTTGCCGCCGCCTGTAGAGCACCAGTTCCGGCCGGGGCACAAGTCCAACGGTGGACGACCTGCGGGCTCCTCGTTCCTCAACCCGTGGTTGCGCAAGCTAGCGGCCAACCCGAACGAGTACGGCGAGGGCAAGCTCGCTGAGGAAGCGGCCACGCGCGCTATCGAGGCGCTGCTTGCGGGCGACAAGGACACCGTCAAGGCGTTCCTCGATTCGATGGACCGCACTGACGGGCCCATTGTGAAGGAGCAACACGTCGCGTTCACACAGGTCAAAGAGGGCCTGACGCTAGTGAAGACCAACGAGCCGCCGCCTCCGCTGCCGGTGGAGGAGAAGTGAAGAACTACGCGGAGCCCAACGCGTGCGCAACGTGTAAGCACTCGCGCATGGACTCCAGCCTTGGCGGGCTTAGCACAACGCACTTGCCGCGAGACCATGCGCGTCCCTTTGCGATGCTCTGCGAAGCGGACGGAGTTCCTATTCCGCCTATCCCGTCAATGACGTGGAAAGGCAACGACGTTCCGAGCGAAGTTGTCGAGGCTGGACGTAACCGCATTGCGTGGTTCGCGGCGCACCAAGTCGAGCGTCACGGCCTCTGTGACTTGTGGGAAGGCAAATGAACCTCATGGCAAAGATCCGCGCCGCTCTACAGCCGAAGCCAGAGCAACCGAAGCGACTCACCTGTCCGCACTGCGGCATTGAGTACACGCAAGCGAAGGGGCAGAAGGTTGGGCTGATCGAGGGACTTAGCGCGGACTGCGTTGTGGCGATCCACAAGGCGAACGCGCAGTGAGTCAGCGCATAACAATAGTGCGCATTGGCGAGAGTTGGTATCTAGTCGTCGGCACTGATAAGCACTTGCTGACTGATGAAGATATCTGTGAGCTGCAAATGACAATGCCGCGATGAACGTCCTCTACATCAAAGCCGACGACATCGGCAAAGAGCAGTTCACCTGCTACGGCGTTGGCGGAGCTGGCACGTACGGTTACGCCGCGACGCCTAACATCACCGCACTCGCTGACGCTGGCGTGCGTTTTGATCGGTTCTACGCGCAGCAGCTTTGCAGCCCGGATCGCTACAGCTCGCTTACCGGCAAACATCCCGGTCGCGGCGGTGTCATCGACATCATCCGCGAGATCACGCCCGAGCAGGTGCCGATGCCTCTCGACTCGCGCACCATCGCTCACTATCTCAGGGACGCTGGATTCGCCACGGCGCACTTTGGCAAGTGGCACCTTAGCAACAGTCGCAACGGGAACGACCCGAGACTCTTCGGCTTCGACTACAGCTCGGGGCATCTCTACAACCTCGACCAGACGGACAGCGAGAGCGTTGAAGGCGTTGCGCTGTCGCAAGGCTACAGCTCGTGGCCGTGCCTAACGCAAGGCGTGGAGCGCATCCAGCGCAGCTACCAGCCATCGCAATGCGTCACGGACTGCGTGCGGTGGATCAAGGAGCAGCGAGGCTCGTGGTTCGCCTACGTGTCGCTGTACTCCGCGCATATCCCGTTCACGCGCAATGCGTCCGTTTCGCCGACGCGCGACAACACGCCGCCGGTTGGTCTGTACGACGAGACGACGTGGAGCGGCGCTCTAACCGCTACGACGACAACGACCGCGCAATACATGCACTGCGAACGCGCTGGCGTTGAAGCGATGGATACGGAGATCGGTCGGCTTCTCGCCAGCATCTACACGGCCACAACGCTCGTGATCTTCGACTGCGACAACGGGACGGATACGACGGTGCTGGAGAACGAAGTACACCCGACGCTCGGCGCGTATCCCGCGAACCATGCCAAGAACACGCCTTACGAGCCGTCGATCTGTGTGCCGCTGATCGTCGCGCACGCTGGCGTGGTGTCTCCCGGTCGCACGTCATCGGGACTCGTGAGCTGCGTTGACATCCTGCCGACTGTGCTCGGCATGTGCGGTGTTGCGATACCTACGGGCATCGACGGCGTGACGTTCAAGCAAGTGCTGTTGAACACTGGCGCATCGACACGGACAGAGGCGTACTCCGAATGGGGTCAACCTCTCGGCTGTCTCGTCAAGGCCGATCGCACGATGAGCGAGTGGGCGATGGTCGGGCCCGTTTACAAGATCGTTCACAACGGGATCAGCGCGACCAAAGAGTTCTACAAGCTCGACACGGACCCGTTCGAGGCGTCAAACCTGACGCCTGCGGGATCGCTCACGGGGTTGTCCGGTGCGCAGCGCACGGAATACGACCGGCTTATCGCGGCAGAACAGGCGTTGGATCTATGACTGACACCGTTGAAGACTTTCCCGGCGGATCCCGTCGCGGTGTTCCCGGCATTCAGGCGCGCGGATACACGCGGCCTGTCATCGAAGCTCAAGAGCCCTACCGGCCTGCGGTGCAAGCGTGAAGGTCCGCGAAGGCGAGAGCTGGAACATCGTTGCGCGGCTCGTGTGGCCGGATGGCAACTACCTCGATCAGAGCACGACGGGGAGCGATGGCATCGTGGACGTGACGCTGCGCGTCTACGACGTGGATAGCGCGACTCCTGGTACTAGCATCTACAGCCCTGCGAACCTCACGGTGTCTGCGGTGCTGTACGCGACGCTCCAGGTCGATGGCTACTGGACGACGGACAACACCGGCTACAACTTCCGGCACCTCATTGCATACACCGCGTTCGAGCGCGATGGCGGGCACCGTTACCGCGTCGAATACACGTTCAACCCGCACGCCTCGAACGTCTATGGGCCTCGCGTTGCGGTGTTCGAGGTTGAGGTCGAGGAAGCGTTCTCGACGTGAGCGAAGTACTCGACCGCAAGTATGTCGCCTATGGCGGCGCGGCCGAGCTGTTCGAGGCGACGGAGCTTGAGGTGCTTGCGGATAGCGGCGCTGGTACTGGCAAGTCGCTCGCGTGGTTGCAGAAAACCAACTACAACTGCCGGAAGTACCCCGGCTCGCGTTGGTTTTTCGCACGCGACACGCGCAAGTCGCTCACGGAGTCAGTGCTTGAGCTGTTCGAGAACGAGGTGCTCTGGCCGGGGCATCCCGCGATGGTCGGGGATGCGAAGCGCGCGGGGCGTGAGAAGTACGTTTATCCGAACGGCTCTGAGATCATCCTGATTGGTCTGGAGGACGTTGACCGGCACAGGTCCACGCGCTTCGACGGCGGCGTGCTGTTCGAGGCGCACGAGGTCACGGAGGAGACCTACGAGCTGATATTCGGGCGCATCGGGCGCAACTTCAAAGCGCCTGCGCAGATGGGCTTGGATGTCAACCCGCAAAACGAGTTCAACTGGATCAATCAGCGGTTCCCGAAGGCTGGCGAGCCTAACCCGAGGATCGAGTACGACGCGGCTGGAGACTTGACGGTATCGCGGCGTCGCGTGCTGTTCCGGCACTCGGATAACCCGCGCTGGTACGACCACGCGCGGAAGCAGTGGACGACAGAAGGTAAGCTGTACATCAAGCAGGTGCTCGGCTCACTTACGGGGGCAACGCGCGAGCGCTTGCTGTTCCACCGCTGGGTTAGCGAGGACGGCCTTATATGGCCGGAGTATGGCGAGAGCTGCCGCGTGTGGCAGAAGAACATGCCGCCGATCAAGGCGCGCGTGTGCTCGATTGACTTCGGGAAGTCAGACATCACGCCGAGCTGCATTCAGATATGGGCGATCGACGACGAGGATCGCGGATACCGCGAGGCCGAGGTGTACCAAGCGGGCCTGTCGCCGGATCAGATCGCGTTCGCGGTGACGGAGCTGCATCGCCGGTTCCCGTTCTTTCGTGGTGTCGCGGACTGCGCGGAACCGCAGCTCATCCGGCTTCTAAACGATCGCATTGGCGAGCACGGTGGGCGTTCACTCGACCCTGTGTTCATCGGGTGCGACAAGGGCAAGGGCAAGCTCCACGGGCTCTTGCATGTGCGCGACTGCCTGCGCGATGGGCGAATGAAGTTCGTGAAGGACGCAAGCTGGCACGTCGCGGTGAGCGCGGACGGCAAGCCGTATCTCGTGCAGGGGATCGACCCGAGATATGCGCGCGGAGGACGCTGGGAGCGCGTGCCGAGCTGCACGGATCAGGAGATACCCGGTTACGTGTGGGCAAAGCGCGATGACGGCGACCCGATCAAAGACAGACCCGATCCGTCGCGGCCGAATCACGGATGCGATGCAGCGGAATACTTCGCTGAGTGGCAGTGGAAAAAGGACATCGACCGGGAGCCTAATCGCGGATGGCGTCCGCCTGTGGCTGCACCGGGTCGCGTCACGTTCGCTGAGGCTTCGGGCCTTGCTGAGCTGATGGAAAAAGAGAACTGGGACTGGAAAGTCGGTGACTAGCTATGGACTACGGCCCGAAAAACATGGCGATCGAGGTCAGGCAGGCCAAGGTCAACAACAAGTCGCACCATCGGGTGTACCGCGATCAGCTTCGGCGCATGGCTGGGCCTTACTGGGATTCCCAGCAAGGGCCGCGAGTTGACATCGAGAACCACTATTACCAGTGGGTGACGAACACGCTTGCGAATAGCGTTGCGACGAACCCGCACAACAAGATCGAAAGCCCGCGCGGTGGTATCTACAAGATGCGCGCGGAGATCCTGCAAGCGTTCGGCGATAGCTGGTGCGAGCAGTTCCGGTTGGACGAGTTCCTGCGTCGCGGGCCTGCGCTGGACATGAACTTCGGGCGCGGGATCGCGCATGTCACGCTGGAGAAGAACTACGGATACGTCCCTGACATCAAGGACGAGAACGCTTTTGAGCAGCCGGTTACGCCGTGTGCGAAGCGGATCGGTCAGGAGGATTTCGTCTTCGACTCGGTGCATCCCGATCCAAAGGATTGGCTGTACTGCGGGCACCGGAAGGTTTGGGACAAGGACGAGCTGCTAGAGATCGCGGCGGAGCCTGGGTCGGGCTGGGATCTCGCGGCTGTGCAGCAAGCGAACGCGGCGTCGATGAACCGCGAGAGCGACGAAGCGCGCAAGCGGGATGGTCTCTTCCGCGACGAGATCGTCACCTGGGAGCTGTGGTGTCCGAAGCTCAAGACGAAGGCGGCTGCGGGTGATGATCCGACGCCGGACAAGGGACCGGAGCGCCGGGGCAAGTACAACGGATCGGTTATCACGCTGTTTGATCCTGAGTATCACGCTGCACCGGAGGCGCTGCCGTTCCCGAAGAAGACGCGGCGGTACTACGGGCCGGAGTGCGGGCCGTATGCCTTGTTCGACGCGCTGAACGTGCCCGAGTCGGGGTATCCGCTCTCGCCGCTTGTTGCGACGGAAGGTGTGAACCGCGCGGTGAATGCCGTGTGGGAAGCGATGATGCTGGCGATCAAGGCGTACAAGCGCGGCGTAACGACGAAGGACAAGAAGCTCGCGGCTGCGATCAAGGACGGGCCGACGGACTACGTGTTTCACTCGGGCGGGCTGGACGGCCAGACGGGAAACATCGTCGAGGAGTTCGAGGTGGGTGGACCGCCCGAGGCTCTGGCGGTGTCGCTGGAACTGCTCAAGCAAGCCCTGGAACGCAACGGCGGGCTCACGGCTACGCGCACGGGGCAGACGAACACATCCTCCACGGCGACGGCCGAAGTGCTGGCAAACGCTGGCGCAGAGGCCCGAGCGGCCTTGCACAACCTCGCGGTGGAACGCGGGACGGCTGCGCTCATGTACCGGGTGCTCTGGTACGGCTGGGACGAGACGGAGGTTGCGCAGCTCGTGGGGCAGGTGAGCGCGGCGCAGATGGCGCAGGTTCCTCCCGAGCTTGCGGACGGCGATCCGAACATCACTTTCGAGCACATCGACGGCACGGATCAGTTCAACGTCTGGTGGCGCGGTGGCGAGAACGATCGGGACAGCTTCGACTCGCTGAAACTGTCGATCGAGCAGTACAGCATGCGCCGTCGCGGCGTGGCGACGGACGAGAAGCAGGCCGAATTCCTGACGGTGGCGCTGCCGCCGGTGCTCCAGCTCTACGGGGCGATGCCGTACGTCAAGGCTGCGGCGCACCTGGACATGATCGGGGAGCGCGTGGGCATTGCGAACCTCTCGGGGATCATCGACGTGCAAGCGCTCACGGGCGCGCAGGGGCTCAACGTGGCGCTACAGGTTGAGGCAGGACAGCCCGAGGCCCCGGATGCACCCAAGGCCCCGAACGTGAAGCTCGCGGCCCGTGGTGCGCCCGCGACGGAGCCGAACAGCCCGCCGAAGCCGACCGCCGGGAACGGGAAGGCGGCAACGGTTGGGCCGGTGGCGGAGTCGAAGCCTAGTGGTGGTGGAAAGGGTGGTGGCAAGTGAGAACCAACGAAGAGGGCCGTTTTTGGGCAAAGGTTGATCGGCGCGGAGAGGACGATTGCTGGATGTGGACCGCTGGCAAAAACCAGCACGGTTACGGCCATTTCAGCAAGTCCAGGGCTCCGGGAGGGACCCCTAGGATCGTTACGGCGCATCGGTATTCCTACCTCCTTGCGAATGGGGCGATCCCGGATGGTGGTCTCGTCTGCCATCACTGTGACGTGAGGGCCTGTGTAAACCCCAGGCATCTGTACGCAGGAACCTCGGCAGACAACATCCGGGATCGTGTGCAGCGCAACCCGAAGTCCTTCACGGGGCGTCCCAGCTCCACAGCGCGGCGGTCATCTGCCTGCGCCCCAGGGACCTGTTACTGCTCGCCTTGACCCACCTCGTCTCCGTGTGAAACCACAACCGGTAGTATGTGTGGGCTTGACACACGCTACCGGTAGTGCCAGCCTAGGGTTGTGCCGACGTACGACTTCGAGGACGCGCAGGGTCAGATTCACGGCATCGACTACCCGATGTCCGCTGCCCCGGCGATCGGGGAGGTGATCCTGCATGAGGGTCGGAAGCTGACCCGCGTGCCTTCGATTCCGTCGCGGCCCAAGGTGGCGATCAACCCGAACTTTGTTTCGGAGACGCTGCCGCTGCACTGGCCGTACGCGGACAAGCACGACTCCATTGGTCGCTGCGTTTTCACGTCCCGAGATGCTGTGAACAAAGCCGTAGCCAAAGCCAAAGGCACGCGCGACGAGGTTGGTTATCTGCGATGAAATGGATGAACTGCGCGGCTGGTGCTGACAATTACCCGACTGACGGAATAGGCGGAGTGACGGCGACCTCATCGTCCTCGCTGTTCGCGGATGGCAAGTCTCTCACGGATACGGTGTGCGTCGTCCACGGCGTCACGGTGAACCCTGGAACTGCTGCGGGGACCGTGACGATTACTTCGCATGACGGGAGCACGCGCCCGCGCAGTGCGATCAAGGCTGCTGCGAACGCATCCAGCTTCTACATCCCGATTCCAGCGATGGAACTTGAGGGAATCAAAGTCGTGTGCGCTGGTACGGCCTGCACTGCTGTTGTGGACTTCGATTCCGGCGCACTCTGCAACTACACCGCGAGCTGACCATGACTGACATCGTAGACGTGCAAGTCGCTGACGCGGTGAAGTTCATCGCCAAGCAGCCGATGACGGAGAACGAGACGCCCGAGTCGCGCGCGCGAGATATCGCCAAGATGGAGGCTGATCTGCGCGCGAAGGCGGGACTGCCCGCACCCAAAACACCGAAGGCCGACAAGCCCGAGGAAACGGCCAAGCCTGCGCTGGCCGAGGCGAAGACGGAAGACAAGCCGGACAAGCCGAAGGTTGACCCGATGCGGATTGCGAAGGCCACTGAGGCCCTGCGCCGCTACGGAATGACGGCCAAGCAGATCGACAAGATGGACGAGGATGACATCCTCACGGTTGGCGAACACCAACTCAAGATCCAGAAAGACAACGACGAGTTCCGCACTGACGTACTGTCGAAGCTAGGGAAAGCCAAGGAATCCGGGGCTGACGCAAAGACGCCTGCCAAGCCCAAGGACGACACCGACGCTCTCCGCAAGAGGTTCGCAGACGAGTTCGGTGAGGAGTTCTTGCCGTTGCTGTCCGAGGCGCGCGAGGACCATTCCGAGACGGTGGCTGCATTGCAGGCACGAGTCGAGGAGATGGCGCTGAACGAGCTTCGCCGTGATCTCGTGGACGAAATCCCCGAGTTCAAGGACCGGACAACCTTCTCGAAAGCGGTCAAGTTTGCGCGAGCGATTCGTGCTGAGTACGGCGACGGTGAAGCTGGCGAGCGGAAGTTCCGTGAGGAATACCCGACTGACGCTGACTGCATCCTGTCGATTGCTCGGAACGACATGAAGCTCGGGGCAAAGCCCGCTGCGAAGAAGGAGACTTTTGCCGAGCGTTCGTCGGGGCTCCTCGACACCGGCACGGTCTCCACCCCTGGCGCGAAAGGCACGAAAGCCGAACTGCGCATTCAGGGTCTCATGGCACGTGAGCAGGGCAATCAAGCTGAGGCCAAACGCCTCTTTGCTCTCTCCGATTCTGCGCCGGACTGAATCCGGCAGGCAAGTAAATGGCAGGCGCAACGCTCTCTGAACTCGCGGACCTTTTGCTCTCGACGGGCTCCGCGTACATCACCAGTCCCGACAAACTCATCAACGACGCTCGTCTCCGTGCTCCTGCGCTCGCGCGCTGGATGAACGGCAAGGACATGACGGACATGCTGTCCGGCGGTCCTGACATCAAGTTCAACGCGATGTACGACGCGCAGACGACTGCGGTCAACGCGCTCGCTGGCGATGACCTGTCGTTCTCGAACCCGCAAGTCCTCAAGACTGGCACGTACGACTGGCGATTCACGCACGACCACGAGACGTACATTGACCAAGACCTGATCCTGAACGGTCACGGTTCTTCGGACCTGTCGGCGATGGGCCGCTATCAGGTCTACACGGACATGCGCATGAAGCAGGAGGCGCGCTGCGCGACCTCCATGTACGGCTTCATGTCGTCGAAGCTGTGGGCCGAGCCGAACGTCACGACGATGGTCGGCAAGTCCACCACGGCGGCGATCGAACAGAACTCGCTCGCGGTGTTCTTCAACGAGTATCGCTACGGCCTCTACAACTCGGAAGGCTCGGCGGGCACGGCGTTCTCGACGGTTGGCAACATCGACCCGGCGACGGTGGTGAACTGGCGTCACCCGCGCGTCACGTACACGTCGGCGGCGACCGGCCAGCCGAAGGGCTCTGGCGCGACTGGTGGTGCGGCGCAGAACGACGTGATCGCGGCGTTCGGTCGGATGTACCGGAAGCTGAACTACGTGCCGTACCACAAGTACGACGAGTACATGACGCAGAACCCGATGGACCGCTCGTTCATCGCGTGCAGCGAAAAGGGCATGACTCACTTCGAGGAGTCTTGCCGCGACCGTCAGGACGCGTTCATGAAGATGAACGACCCGGCGTTCGGTGAAGTGAACTACCGGGGCATCCCGCTTGTGTATCAGCAAGAGCTGGACACGGCGACGTTGTACCCGAACCACCTCACGCTGGCGAGCGCGACGGACAACGTGGCGGAAGGCGTTGCGAACAACACGTCGAACGCCTGGGGTCCGCGCTACTACTGGCTCACGCCGCGCTGGGTGACTCCGGTGTTCCACAAGGAGCGTTTCTTCCACAAGCACGACATGCTGCACATGAGCACGACTGCTGAGCGGAAGGTGATTCAGCGCACCTCGTACTGGAACCTTGTCTGCACGTCGCGCATTCGCAACGGGCTCGTGTCTCCTGGTGCCGCGTCGCTCTTCACGGCGTACGACCTGAGCTGAGATCCCATGAGTTCCACGGCTGCGGTCCTGAATCCGTTCGGGATCGGCTATCGACGGAAAAACAAGTACCTGTGGCTCACGGCGGCAACCGCTGTGAGTCGCGGGCAGCTTGTGCAGATTGGGTGGTCGAGCGGAAAGCCGTCTACGTTCGCTGCTCCCGGTGTCGGGAACGGCGGCGATCAGACTAGCGGAACGTACACCGACACTGCTCTGACTCTGAGCAAGACGGGTGCGTTCGCCTCGATTCCACACAATACGAACCAGGTCGGGACGGTGACGGGTGCGACCTACACCGACGCGACGAAGACGCTGACGAAAACCAGCGCGTTCACGAACTACGCATTCACGGCGGCTGTGGCGGCGGGGTATCCCGGCGACAAGGTTGTCGTGACGGCTGGCACGGGCGCGACGCTCGGTGTCTACACGGTTGCGAGCCGTACTAGCGCCGACGCGATTACGCTTGTGACTTCGATTGGCGCTGGCGCTGACGGCCAGACAAACATCGGATTCAGCTTCGGCACGGCTGACTTCAAGCGGCGCATCAACATCGTCTCGGGTACTGGAGTTACTGCCGGTGTCGTGACGGTTCAGGCGAAGATTTCCGATGACCTCGTGGTGATCGACCGCGACATCGGATCGACGGCTTCGGACGTGGCGTTCAACCTGCTCGATAACGAGCTGATGCACGGGTGGTTCGGCGTTGCGACGCGGGACTACGCGAGCGGTGCGGTGAATTGCCGCATTCAGGTCGCGGGCGTGTGCGACATGTACACGAAGTCGAGTGCGTCTGGTGGCGGTGCTGCTATCGCGGCTGGAAATCTCTACTGCCCGAGCACTGACAAGAGCGGAGACACGAACGCTACGGCGTACGGCGTCAATGCGAAGTTCGTCGCGCGAGCAATCGGGACTGGCACGTCGGGCGCGACCAACACGGCTGCGCTGCGCATGGTCGAACTCGACGGCATCGACGGCTTCGGTGGCCGCTACATGGGAGCTACCTGATATGACTAGGCACTCTCAAGTCTCGGTGAACGATCAGTCGATCGCACCGGCACCGATTCTGGCGATCGTTACCCCGGACGTTACGACGTTCGCGGTTGGCGATTGCGTTGCGTGCGTTCCCGACTCGCTCGGGGCGCACAAGACGTGTACGACGCCTACGACGGCGATGGTCGGCGCGGTTTCGAGCGCGATCGTGACGGATGCCGACTTCGGCATCGTGACGGAGCTGAAATCGAACGGCGACGTTGTGGTGTGTTTGCAGGGCAAGGTTACGGCGACGGTGCTGAGTACGAGTAACGCGGCGATCGGGGTTGAGTCTCCGTTCATCGTGAACACGTCGAAGCAGCTTGAGCTGGACGTTGGTTCTGCGGTGAATGCGAAGTTCGTTGCGCTGGCAACGGCTTCGGCAACTGGCACGAGCACGCCCGCTCTGCGCGTCGTGAACTTCGATGGTCTGAACGGCTTTGGCCGGTACGGAGGTACTGCACCGTGACGGATACTTCTTCTGACTGCATGGTTCCTGGTGCCTGCACGGTTCCGCCCATTGACGTGTGGGTCACTTGGTCGGGAACGGCTGGCTCTGCGAACGAGTACGTCACGGTCGGCGACCTTGTTCCGGTGGCAAACTCGTCGATCATCACTACGGGACCGATCACGCCTACGCAGGCTGGATCGGTTGCGCAGCGGCGAATGGCGCTGTTTGGCGTGTGCATGGAGACGACGCGAACCGGGAAACGGTGTCGCGTTCGCATCCAGGGCAACTGCCTCGCAAACGTGAAGGCGACGGCCAACGTCGCTGTTTCGGCGAACGATGAGCTGAACATCGGAACGCTGAAATACCTGGACGCGACCCGTCCGAACGTGAACACGAACCGGGCTGTTGCTCGGGCTGTGGGCACGATCGCTAGTGGGTCTAGCGCTGCGGGCGCGATGATTGAGGTTGTCATGCTGGGCGTCTACGGCTCCGGCCTGAACGGTCTCGGCGCTTGATTACCGTTGCGCAGGCGTTCTCTCACATTCGGCACGCGCTGGGGAATTCGGACCCCGGCGCACCGCTGAGTCTTGTCGAGATCGTCAACGCAGCGGGACACGAGCTGACCGGGATGCACACATGGTCGTGGCTTGATCGCACGACGGACGACTACGGGATAGTCGCTGGGCAGAACTACGTGAGTCTGCCCAGCGACTTCGGTCGCTTGGTTTACGTGGAAGCGGCCGATGGATCGTTCACGGTCGAGCCTGCCGCGCAAGCAACGGTGCTGCGCGAGCGTTCGTCTGGTGGAAACGAGGCATTCTGTCTCAAGTTCTACGTCGGGCAGAGCGCGCCGACGACTTCCTCGGGGCCGGTGGCGCGGCTTGAGATCAACTGGAACACGCCCGCTGCGAACGCTGATCTTTTGATCGCGTACCGCGCGCGGTGGGCGGATGTCGGTACGGACACGGTTGCGTGCCCGGTGCCGGACTACATGCGGCCCCTGTTCATTGAGGTTCTGCGCGCGACTGCGCAGGGCTGGGAAGAGGAGCAGGTTGCTAGCAAGACGGAGCGCATGAACGCGGTGTATCAGAGCGCGACGTTCCTCGCGGCGAAGCGGATCGACGACGAGCAGCAGTTCACGTATGGTCCGATCCGTAACGGGCCGGTGCAGTTCGGCGCGTTCGAGCGGAACGTGACGTACGGCTCGATTGAGGTTGTGTCGTGAAACTGCGCCTGCCGTTCGGCGGGGCAGATGACCGGGACGCGTTCACGGATCAGCGGCTCGGGTACTCGTCGGACCTTCTGAACATCGTGCCGTGGGACTCGATCACGGGGCGCTGGCGGCTGTCGCAGCGTCCGGGGTGGACGAAGTTCTGTAGCACGGTGATTGGCGGCTCTAAGACGCGGGACATTCAAGTGGTGTCGAGCGCGAACGAGCGGCTGACGTACACGAGCAACGGTTCGAGCGTCACGACGGAGCAGAACGCGGCGACGCCTGCGGTATCTGACTCCAAGAACGTGCGGACGGATCGCCAGGGGAACACGTACTGGCTGTTCGATCGTACGGGCGTTCTCAAGCGTAATAGCGCGGGCGTGACGGTGTGGACGGCGCGCATCCCGACCGACGACACGGCGCACGAGGCGCGCGCGCTGTTCGTGGACACGGACGATCGTGTGTACGCGGCGATCTCGACGGGCGGGCTGCAATCCACGGCGAAGATGGTCTCGTGGCGGCAGGTCGCGGACAACAAGATCGAGATCGTGTGGGACGTGACGCTAGGCGCGTACGTGGAGGAGATCACGGCCAAGGGCGGCAAGCTCTACACGGTGCAGAACAAGCCCGACGAAGGGCTCGCCGAGGTCGTCGTCTACGAGAACTACACGGTCGCGGACCCGACGGAGAGCGCTAGGTTTCCGACGGCGTTCCCGGCGAACGGTATGGACGCTGGCCTCGACGGCGCGGTATTCGTGTGCTCGGAGCCGACTGTCGGGCGCGGGTTCAACCCGAAGGCGCGGGATGCGTCTCCGGTGGCGGTGGACTGGGACCCGACGATGCTCGACCGTGCAAGCGACAGGATTTGGTCGTGGTACTCGTCACGGTCCACGGACGAGTTCGACCTTGTGCCCGCGAGTGCGACTGCGGAGACGTTGGAAGGCGCGTCGGTGTCCGCGTGGTTCGACCGTTCTGGTAACGGGCGGCACCTGATCTCGACCGGCATGGGCGCGGGGCGCGTGGCTCCGAAGATCCGGCTCCAGGGATCGGGCGGGCGACCGTCGGTGTACTTCAACGGCAGCACGTCCAAGCTCATCTCGCAGATTAGCGCGGGTATCACGGACGACTTTGGGCAGGTTGGGACGTTGCCGGGGTACACGGGCGCGATGTTCCACCTTGTCATGGTGGTGAAGTGTTCGGAGTTCACGGACATCCGTTGGCTGTTCGGCCAAGCGATGTCTGGCAGCTCGGATAACCGCTTCTTCCTGAACCGCGACGCGAGCACGACTCTCGCGGGAACGAACACGGCTGGCTCGGCATGTTGGTTTGAGAACGGTGTCGGCGCGACCGGCAACGGTGTCAACACGCAGCCGAACCAGTTTCCGTACACGACGCTGCACCCGTGGAACACTACGGCGGCGAGTGGATCGCGCAACCTCAAGAACAACTGGCTCGTTATCTCGCTGACGTTCGGCAACGGTCAGACGGGGTTCACGAGCGTCCTGCGCATCAACGGCAACCCGGTTGACGTGTGGACCTCTCCCGCGCGTACCTGGACGGACGGATTCCAACTCGGCGAGTACACGACGGTCAGCACGGGTACGACGCTCGCGCCGTCTAGTGGCGCGACGCAGTTTCAGGGCGAGGTCATGGAGATTCTCGTGCTCCGCGACTACCGCACGGCGAACGGCGTGCTGTCGCTTGTGGAAATGCCGGGTGCGGCGGGCACGAACTATCCGAACGTCGCATTCGCTGGCATCCCGAACACGTCGAACACGGAATGCGAAAAGCTGGAGGGCTGGGCGGCGGCTGTGTGCGGCGCATCGCATGTTCTCCCCGCTGGCACTGCCGCGCGTCTCCAGTTCTCGGGCACGCCTGCGGACGGCGATACGGTGACGATTGGCGCGACCACGTACACGTTCAAGACGACGCTTACGCCTGCCGCGAACGAAGTGCTCATCAACGGAAGCGCGTCGGCGGCTGCACTGAACCTCATCCGTGCAGTCAACCTCACGGGCACGGCTGGCACGGACTACGGCTCGACGACGGCGCTGAATGCGTCGATGTGGGCGTATCCGCAACGATTCAATGAGGACGCGGACACGACGCCTGCGGTGATTCTGCGCTCCATCGAACAGACCTCGACGGCGATCACGACGACGGAGACTGGCGCGAACCTCGCATTTACCGCGACGACTTCGCAGACCTCGCTCACGCCTACTGGTGCGCCGGACGAGAACGACGGCTTCTACCCGCACCCCTTCGCGCGCAACCGCGTGCTGAACAGCTCCGCGCAGATCATCTCTACTGGCGGCCCGCCACGCGCATCCGCAAGCGATTACACGGCACCGTCGCGCGCGGGGCTCATGCAGCTCCCCTACGGGATGATCGTCAAGCACGGCAGCGGTGGACGCCCCAGGTGGGTCGCCACGAGCTACGCGACGATCGGCGCGAGTGGTCCGGTGTCGCTCGGCGGCGTCGGCTACGGCGTGCGAGTCTCGTCTGTGGGCGACGTGTACTCGATGGGTCCGCGCCAAGCGGCAATCACGGGTCCGGGTGGCTCGGGCGCGGCGGACAACATCGACGTTCGGAAGATCATCGACCAGGGCGACACGTACAGCACGACGCCGAACACGACCGCGACGACCGCGTGGAACGACGACCCCGGCGCGGCGACGTACGCATACCCGCGCATGGCGGTGGACAAGTACGACCAGCTCTGGTGCCCGATGGCTACGGCTGGCGAGGTGTCGCTGATCGGCTACGGAAAACTCGGAGTCTCCACGTCCGCGACCGACAACGCGAACGAACTCGCGGAAGTCACGACGATCACCGACGACCCGAACGCCTACGCCGTCGCCGTCGATCCCACCTACCCCGACTACCCCTCCACCTTCACGAACACGCGCCCCCGGAACGTCTACCTCGCAACGGAAAAGACAGGCTCAAACAACTACGCGCTGTACAAGCTCGGCCTTGTCGCGGTTGCGTCTGCTACGTCCGGGGGCGCTGTCACTCGCACTTACCTCGCGGTCAACGCGGGGACTATCTACACGTTCACGTCGGGAGGGACGGTTACGGCTGTCGGCTCGTCCGTGCTCGACACGTCCGCGATGTTCATTACGTCGGCGGTGTTCGATGGGCGAGTGTTCTACTCCGACGGCGGGCAGAAGGCTCCCGTCTACTACGACACGCGAACTGGCACGGTTTCTAGCTGGACTCCTACGGATGGCGGCGAGATTCTTCCGGGCATCAAGTTCATGGTGGCGCACGGTGAGCGGCTGTTCATCGCATCCGCTACCAAGTGGGCGTGCAGCGAGATCAATGACGCATTCAAGTGGAACGTGTTTCCGGAGATCCCGACCTACGCGAGCGCGGCGGATGGGCCATCGTCCACGGCGGGGCGCCCGCACGATCCGATTCAAACGCTCATCCCGACGAACACGGATCGGTTGATCTTCGGGTGCGCGAACTCTATCCGCATGATCGTCGGCAACCCGGCGGTTCCGTCCACGCAGATCGTCGTCATCACTCCCGCTCTCGGCATGGCATTCGGCCCGTGCTGGGCGCTCGATGGCGAGGGCACGCTGTACTTCATGGCGTCCGACTGCGGCATATACGCGATGCCGGAAAACGGCGGGCAGCCGGTGCCGCTGTCGCATCCGAGCGCGGTGAACGAGAACCAAGCGAGCATCATCCGCCGGTTGCAAGCGATCAACACCGCGACGCACTACGCGAAGCTCCTTTGGGACAAGCGCAATCAGGCGCTCCACGTGTTCGTGTGTCCGTACGGCGCAGGCGGAACGATCGTGACGCACTACCTGTGGCACAAGCCGAGCAATGCGTGGTTCCCGGTGCAGTTCGGAGCGACTGCGAAACAACCGTGCTCCGCGTTCATGTTCGATGCCGACACGGACTCGGGCCGACGCCTTGCGATCGGGTGCGAGGACGGGTACGTGCGCTACTGGGACGACGCGGCGAAGACGGATGACGGGTCGCCGGTTGAGGTGCGCGCGCTGATTGGTCCGATTCGCCCTGACGAGGACGATTTCGGTACGAAGCTCACGAGCATGGACGTGCTCCTAGCCTCGAACCAGGACGGGTGCGAGGTGGACGTGTTCGCCAATAACACGGCGGACTCTACCGGCCTTCCGGTCACGTCGATGCAGCTCCGTCCGGGTCGGAACAAGATCCGTCCGCGATGCGCTGGCGCTGCGGTGTGGGCGCGGTTCCGTAACCGATCCGTCGTCTCCGGCTCGAACGCAGGCAGCCGGTTCTCGATTGAGTCTGTCCACGTTGAGCTGGAGCAAGCCTCCATGAAGGCGCCATGAGCCAGGAATACGGACGCTGGATCCCGATAGCCAAGAACGGCGATCAGCTCGGCTTTTGGGCGGACAACTCGCTCGGAATCACGCGCGGCGGTGTGGTCGGCGTGAAGACGGACGAGGGCTCGTTCCTGTCGGTGGGGACGCAGGGGCTCACGGCGGTTGTGGACGGCGATACGGCGACGGTGACGACAGGCTCGCCGCGTCGGCTCGTGGTTCCGAATCCGAACACACTCACGATTCGCGCGCTTGCTTCGCAGGTTTCAACGCAGGCGACGGAGATAGACACGAAGGCCGCACAGACAGACCTCGACGCGCTCGCCGCGACGACGGCCGACTTCGATACCGCTGGACTCGCGCGCAAGGTCGAGGACCCCGGCGAGGTGACGATCGACACGGGCGACGTGCCTGGATCACTTGGTGCGCTGCGGGATGCGATCAACGCACTGCGCACGGCAATGAGTAACGCTGACTTGATGGGGACGAGGTAGACATGGGTAGTTTCTTCAAGAAGCTCGGCGGCTTGAGCCTTGGTGGCGCTGGTGCGCTCGGCGTACTTGGTGGCGGTGGATCGGACCCCGGCAAGAAGCAACAAAAGGGCATCCTCGCCGCGCACAATCAGCAGGCGATGCAGAACCGCTCGCTGTTCGCGCAGGCCGCGTATCAGCAACGGCAAGGGCTTGGCGCGATCAATCAGGGCTACAAGCAAGCGGAGTCAGCGCTTGGCACTGGCGCTGCAAACGCGCGCCAGACCATCGCGGATCGTGAGACGCGGAACCTTGGCGAACTCAAGGCTGGCGTGGCTGCCAATGGGATGAGCGGCACGTCCACGGCGAACAATCTCCAGCGCGCTGTCTACTCGGACTCGACGCGCCAGCTAGCGAACGTGGACGCGGAGCTGGGTGCGCTCAAGGCAGAACTCGCGCAGCGTCGAGCGGGTGCGATTGCGGGGCAGTACGGTCAGCTCGCGGGTATCGCGCAGAATCAAGCCGGGGCGTCTAACGCGCTCGGGCAGAACCTCATCAATTCGCTGGGGAACGTGCAGTACGAATCGCCGTCTGCTTGGCTGCAATCTCTACTGGGAATCGGTGGGACGGCCCTTGGATACTCGCTTGGAGGCCCCGCTGGCGGTGCAGTCGGTGGTCAGGTCGGTAACGCGATCGGTGGCGGCGGACAGCAAACGACGGGAATCTTCTGATGGCCGTCTACATCAAAGGCAAGAACGGCAAGCTGAGCGACGCTCTCGCTGGGCTCCAGGCTGGGCTCGTGCAGGGCTTCGGCATGGGCCAGCAAGCGCGGCGCACTGCGCTGGCCGAACGTGACCAAGCTGCACAGGAACAGCGCTACCGCCAGCAAGTCGAGCACGCGAACCGGCTGTACGAGCTGGATGTCGCGCAGAGTCGGCGCGCGGACGAGGATCAAGCGGCGCAACGTCAACGCGAGGCGGACACGCGCGAGAGCACGGCTGCGCTAGGCGAGTACGCGACGCAGGAGCCGATCACGAAGGAGTTTGGGCAAGGCGCTGGCGTGTTCGCTGATCTTCAAGCGGCACAGGACGCGGAGCTTGCGCGCACGGCTGGGATAGCGAAGCGGATCACGACACCGGAAGCGCAGCGCATGTTCATTCAGGAACAGCGGGCGAAGATGGAGGATCAACAGAACCAAGCGCTGATCGAGCACAACAAGACGCGGCTTGAACGTCTCGGCGCATCTCCGCTCCACTCGGAAGGCGGCGAGCTGGGCCACAAGGGAGAAGCGCGTGCGGCGCGGCTGAAAGAGCTGTCGGATATCCTCGAACAAGCGACGACGCCGGAAGCTCGCGCTAAGGCGCTTTCGCTCGTGGGCAATGCGCTGCAAACGCAGATCATGGACGATGCGGTCGAGGCCGATCGGCTCCGCACCGTTGCGCGAACGGCGCAGGCCGCGCAGCAAGACATGGCGACGATGGAGCAGGTAGTCGCGCAGAATCGTGCGGCGGGTGTCGCTCCGGAAGTGCTCGCGGACATGGAGGCATCGCTTGGCGCGATGGGAACGACGCTGGCGTTCTACGAAGCGAGCGGCGGCGAGATGACGCCTCAGCAGTTCTCGCAGGCGTGGCAGATGGCGCGTCGTGCGCGGGCTCCGCGACCGGCGGCGGAGAGTGGGCCGAAAGAGCCCGATCCCATGAAGGCCAAGGAACTCGACACGCGCATTCGCACCGCTGCGGCTACCGCTGCGCAGAAGGAATACGCGGCGCTCATCAAAGGCGGGCTCAAGGTCGGCGATCCGAACCTGCCGACGATCGAAGCGCTGACGGCGAAGCACTACCTATGGCTCGGCGGGGTTGGCGACAACGCGCCGCCGGAGCAGACAACGCCCGCCACTCCGGAAGAAGTGAAGACCGATGGCGCGCTCGGCAAGTCGCTGTTCAACCCGGACGCCTACAAGTCCGAGATTCAGCAGCTTCTCGACGGCGGCGAAGGCCGAAAGGCGCGCGAGCTGTTCAAAAAGGCGAAGCTGGGTCCGCAGTTCGATCAGACCTCGCGCCCGAGCAATCCTGATGACGCGATCCCCACGGACAGCAAGAGGCTGATGCGTGCGCGGAGACAATAAACCGCAGGGCTGGACCGCTCTCGACGAGCAGGAGTTCCAGAAGTACGTCAACCCGCCCGGATGGACGGAAGCGGACGAGGCGGCGTTTCAA